GTCGCCTTTGGACAGCAGGCCAGCCAGCTTGCCGGTATCATGGGGCCTGGCGGTGCGCTGCTTGGTGCTGTGATTGCTATTGGCTCTGGCATTGCTGGCGCGTTTGCCCGCAGCATGATGACCGGCTCAGAGTCTACCGAGGAGCTTGTCGACAAGACAAAAGAACTTGTTACTGAGCTTGGCCGAGCCACAGACCTTCAGCGCCAATTCATTAACGCCCAATTCCAGCAAAGCATCCAGACCCAAAGGACGGCGATAACCGAAGCGGAAGAGTCAATCCGCAGCGTAAATGCTCGCCTTGAGGATTTCCGCAGGGCTGCGGGAAAAAATGTCCCCGATGCTGTATTCAACTCAAACTCCGCTGTGCAGTCGCTTAGAAAAGAGCTGACCGATGCAAGGCTGACAATTGATAACGCAAACGCCTCTATTGAGCAAATCACCAAGCAACAAAGGGAGTTTTGGGAAGAGGTCGAGGAGTCTGGCAAAAAAACCGACGAAGCTACAGATAAAGTCCTCGAAATGGTCCAAGCCGCCGAACGACAAGCGGCAACCATCGGCCTATCTGCCCGCGCTACGGCAACTTATGAAGCTGCACTGGCTGGAGCTAACGCTGAGCAGATCCTTGCGATTGATCGGGCTTACCAAAGAATTGAGGCTTACCAGAAAGAGCAGGAGGCCATTAAGCAGGCTAGAAAAGAAGAGCAGCAGCGACTGAAAGAGCAAAGGGAGCAAGAGCAAGCTCTAGCAGAAATGCGAGCCATGGCCGATCCAGCCATGGCCGAGTTCAACCGCTACGCCGACCAGATTGACCAGATCGAAGAGTTTAATATCTCAGCCGCCGAGAAAGAGCGCTTGAGAGAGGCTGCGTTCAAGCAGCACCAGGAGCGCATGGCGCAGATTGCGCAGCAAGGCAATCAGACGCAATTGCAGAACCAGCAGGCATTTAGTCAAGCTAAACAAAATCTTGATCAAGCCATCCTATCGAGCACGACTCAGCTGGCAGGCAACATTGCCGGTGCAGTTGCGGATATGGCGGGCAGGCAGTCTGACGCCTATAGGATTGCATTCCTTGCTCAACAGGGGTTTGCTATCGCCACGTCTATCATTAACACACAGATGGCCGCTGTTGCCGCTCTGGCTCCGCCCCCTATCGGCCTTGGCCCAGTCGCTGGCGTGCCTTACGCTGCGACAATAGAGGCGCTTGGCGCGGCAAATGTTGGCGTCATAGCTGCTCAGACGCTGGTTGGCGTGGCGCAATCGTATGACGGCGGCGGCTTCACGGGCTACGGCTCCCGGTCTGGCGGGATAGACGGAAAGGGCGGGTTTCCGGCCATTCTCCACCCTAATGAAACGGTTATTGACCACACTCGCGGGCAGGGCATGGGCGGGGATGTAAACGTGGTCATCAACAACGCGCCAGCTGGAACAGGGGCTAATGTCACGCGACAACGAGACGGAACAATTACGATTGATATGTTCCAAGCCGACATGGCAACAGGCGGCCCAATGTCAAAATCCATGCAAAGCACCTTTGGACTCAGAAGGCAGGGCCGATAAATGGCGACCAAAGACTACCCAAGCTATCTGCCAAAACCGCTGCGTGACAACTATGACATTCAGCATGTGAGCCCATTTGCGCGTACCGCCATGGCCACCGGGCGGGCGAGGCAGCGCAGGACGTTTACCAGTGTTCCGTCGGTGGTAACGCTGAATTGGTACATGAATGAAACGAACGCCCAATTATTCGAGGCGTGGTTCAAATACGAAATCACGGACGGGGCAGAATGGTTCAACATCGACCTGAAAACGCCCGTTGGCAATTTTGCGCCCTACGAATGCCGGTTCATGGAAATGTACGATGGCCCGACCATTGACGACGCCAACAACTGGCGATTCAGTGCGCAACTGGAAATCAGGGAGCGGCCTGTACTGACTCAGGAATGGTGGCAGTATGGCCAAGAGTTTATCCAAGGTTCGTCCATTATCGACATTTCCTTAAATCAGAGGTGGCCTGAAGCATGAACAGTAACGCAATCATCGACATGGCCGTGAACTGGCCACAAAGACGAGCCGTGATTGATCTGGCCCTGTGCAAGTGGTGGCCCGCATGAGCATCATTAGCACGGTGTACGCCAGCGCCCCTGCTGAGTATGTGATTCTGCCGACGCTGGAGATTCTGGTGCCAGGCTTCGATCCTATCCGCGTTGTGGCAGCGTATGAGGACTTGACCGCAACGCTTGAGACTGGCGAGACAGTCACGTTTCAGGCTGGGCCGTTTGAGTACAAGGAGCCGTCCAAAGACACAAGTGGAAACCAGACACTAACGTTTGCTATTGCCAACGTCACGGGGCAGGCTCAGGAGGCTGTAGAGGCTGCTATCGAGTCAGACTCGCATGTGCCAGTTAACTATCGCGTGTTCTTGTCTACCGACCTGACAGCCCCTGCCAAGCGGCCATACAAGATGGTGATGCGTGGCGGCTCGTTTAACGGGATGATGGTTCAGGTGGAGGCTGGCTATTATGACCTGCTCAACACGGCCTGGCCGAGGAAGCGGTATACCGCAAAAGATTTCCCGGGGCTTAAGTACGTATGATGACTCTCGACGATCTCAGGCGTGTTCCGTATGTTGCTAACGGACGACTGCCGACCGGTGCGGACTGTTACGGCCTGACTCGTCTTGCCCGCGCGCATCTGTTTGGCAAGCCATGGATGCCGGAGCACGGGGCGGTCGAAGGCTCGGACAAGCGAGCGCTGACTAAGGCCATGCTGGCAGAGTCTCGCAACTACACCGAGTGCGAACCGCACCCAGGAGCCATAGCTGCTTGCTTTCGGGGTAAACTGTGCACGCACATCGCAATCGTTGTGAGCGTGGATGGGCGCAATATGATCCTCGAAACGGATGAGCCCGGCCAGGGATGTGAAGGGCCGCGTATCACCACTATCAAACAACTCGAAAGACGTTTCCTGAAGGTCGTTTACTATGACGATTAGGGTTTACAGTTCTATCTTGCCGGGCGCCCCCGAAGAGGTTTATCACGATCACGGCATGACGGTCGAGGCGTGGGTCAAGTCCCGCACGCCTAACTACCAGCGGGGCTCTGTTCAGCCTGTTTCGTGCTCAGTCAATGGCGCTATCATCAATCCGGTGGATTGGTGTGATGTTGTCATAGACAAAGATGATGTCGTTGAATTCAGGGTTGTGCCGCGAGGCGACGTGCTGAATGTGCTAAACGTTGCGTTTCCGTTCTGGGGAGGGTCTCTGACGGCGGCCAACGAAGCCCTAAGCTATCTCATACCAGAATACTCATCACCATCAGCGCTATCGAGCAGCGGCAGCACGCTGGACGCAGCGGACGCGCGTGCTAACACTGCCCGCCCTGGTGAAGCCATACCTGAACTGTTTGGCCGGTACATCCGGTACCCGGATTACGTGGTGCCGCCGAGAACGATATTCTCGTCCGGGACAAAGCAAACGCTGTACATGTTCCTCTGCATTGGCGTTGGAGAATATCAGTACAACGAGTCAACCCTGAAAATCGGCAACAGTTACGTCGGGGATCTCGATGGCGTATCGTATCAGTTCTTCGGCCCCGGCGAGGACGTTTCCGGGCATGAAGCAAGCCAAAACTGGTACAGCTGCCCAGAGGTAGGAGCGACAACAGGAACGTCGGGCATTGAGCTGACTACCGCGACAACGTACACGGAGACGCTGTCAGCCAGTCAGTATGACTACAGCGGAACTACTCTCACGGTTCCATACGGCGCCGGGGATATCCCGGAAGACTGGGAAGTCGGCATGGAGCTGATCATTCAGATCGTCCAGGATGTCGAAGTCATAAACTCCGGGGATGACGGCAGCGGTAACTATTTACCTGACGTGCTGAGGGGAGACTTTTCGGGCCTGTCGGCATCTGATGAGGTCACCATCTATGGTGCCGCTGAAATATCCGGTGATTACGTCGTTTCGACGCTAACCCCTGGGACCACAGACGAAATGACGCTGTTGCACGACGACCTGACCCCAGCCGTGTTTCTCCCGGCTGGGACATACCGCGCTGGAGTCGATCTGACTGGGGTCCGATACCGCATAGATTCGTTCATCACCGAAACCGTCAGCGGAACAACTCGGCGCAAGGGCGTGAATGTAACCAGGCTGCTTCCGGACGGCACTGAAGACGCATCGTGGGCAGGGTTTCCTGCAACATCTCAATCAGATTCGGTCGTCATGCTGGACACCACCAGTATTGAGAGCGGATGGATTGGCCCGTTCACTGCGTGCCCTGCTGGGGAGACAACCACAAAGCTGGAGGTTGATACGTTTTTCCCTTCCGGGATCGGCCGCTATACCGGCGGCGGGTCATTCGTGGACATCGACCTGACGGTGGAGTATCAGTGGCGAGAGGTGGATTCTGGCGATCCCTGGACTTCTGTGAAGAAAACGTACAACGGGAAAACACAGAACCAGATTGGTTACACGGAGGTCATCGATCTGCCATCTGCGATCCGTCCGGAAGTACGTGCCCGGCGGATTGGGGCCAAAAATACAAATGCTGAAACCGTGTGGTACGATGACATGGAGTGGTACGGTCTGCGCTCACTGCTTGAGACGCCAACATCATACGAGGGCATAACCACTTTGGCGCTTGAGGTCGTGGGCTCGGATGAGATTGCGTCACAATCCGAGAACCGCGTAAATTTGGTCCCGATTCGCAAGCTAGACGGCGTTGCTACTCGATCAATTGCGGCCGCTGCTCAGTACGTTGCCAAGTCGCTCGGATATACGGACGACAACATAGACACTGACGAGTTCGACAGACTGGACGCCATATGGACGGCTCGGGCGGACACGTTTGATTTTGTGTTCAGCTCCGGCACTGCGCTTGATGCAATCAACACGATACTGCGCCCCGGTTTCGCGGAGATCACCGTTACTGACGGGGTATTGACGCCCGTCCGGGATGAAGAGCGCACAACGTTCGAGCAGGGGTACAGCCCCGAGAATATGACCGGCAGCCTGCAACGCCAGTTCAGCGCCCGGCAGGTGGACGAATCGGACGGCGTAGAAGTCGAATACACCGACTCGGAAACCTGGACGACTGAAACCGTGATCTGCACTCTGCCGGGCGACCAGCAGATCAAGCTCGACAAGATCACGCTAGACGGGGTTACAGACAGGACCAGGGCGTGGCGCATCGGCATGAGGCGCAGAAGGGCTCAGCGTTACCGCCGATGGACGTATACGTTCGATACTGAGCTGGACGCGCTCAATTCAAGTTACCTTTCCTACGTCCCGCTGTTGGATGACATCCCGGGCTACGGCAAAGTGGCTATTCTGACCAGTATCAGCGCCGACCGTATCACCGTGTCGGAGCCTCTGGAATGGGAGCCTGGCAAGAGTCACGTTGTCGCCTATCGCGACGAGAACGGCGACACCGTTGGCCCGTTTCCATGCACTCAGGGGCCAGACGAATACACGCTGCTGGTGGAAATCCCGCAGCCGTGGCCTGCCGTACTCCCAGGCGACAGAGAACCGACGCACGTTTACTTTGGCACCACCGAACGATGGTGCTTCCCGGCGCTGATCACACAGATAAGCCCGAACGGGCCGCTAGAGGTCAGCGTGACGGCATCGAATTACGATGAGCGAGTCTATGCAGATGACGACAACAGCCCGCAGTAGCGCTACAATGAACACATTAATCACCGTCGAGACGACAGGGGAAT